CCTGATTATTCAAAAAATTATGTTGTGGTAGCTGACGTAGCTAGAGGAGATGGAAAAGATTACTCAGCATGTCATGTTATTGACGTATTAGAAGCAAAACAAGTAGCAGAATATAAGGGTCAGGTTGGAACTAGAGATTATGGACATATGTTAGTAGCGTTAGCTAGTGAATATAATGATGCTTTACTTGTAATTGAAAATGCTAATATAGGATGGGATACAGTACAAACAGTTGTAGATAGAGGATATAGAAACATGTATTATTCATCTAAGTCTGATACTACAAATATAAGCATGGATAATTTTTTAAATAGAAATGAAAATAATTTAGTACCTGGTTTTTCAAATACAATAAAAACACGTCCGTTGGTTGTTTCTAAATTAGAAGCATATATGAGAGATAGAGCTTGTATAATTCAATCACGTCGATTACTTGAAGAATTACGAACATTTATTTGGAAAAATGGTAAAGCCCAAGCTACAGATGGTTACAATGATGATCTTGTAATGGCATTTGGTATAGGTATGTTTTTAAGAGATACAGCTTTACGTTTTCAACAAACAGGAATGGATTTAGCTAGAGCTTCGCTTGGAGGAATAGGAAAAGTATCATATCTTAGCGGTCCAACCACATATAATCCTCATTCACCAACCCAACAAAATCCATGGCAGATGGATACAGGTAATGGAGGTATGGAAGATATTAGCTGGCTGATATAAACAAATATTTATAACATATACAAATTATTATGGGATTATTTCAAAATCTTAAACGTTTATTCTCTTCAGACGTTGTTATTAGGAACATAGGTGGAGATGAGTTAAGAGTAATAGACACAGATCGTATTCAATCATTAGGTACATTACAAACTAACGCGTTAGTTGATAGGTTTACTAAAATATACACAACATCTGGTGCTGGAATTTACAATGTAAACAACGTTTACAACTACCAAACATTAAGAGTACAACTTTATACTGATTATGAATCAATGGATACAGACGCTATTGTGGCCTCTGCACTTGATATTATAGCTGATGAATGTACTTTAAAAAATGAACATGGAGAAATGCTTCATATTCGCTCAAGTGACGAAAATATTCAGAAAATACTTTATAATTTATTTTATGATGTATTAAATATTGAATTTAACTTATGGAGTTGGGCTCGTAATATGTGTAAGTATGGAGATTTTTATCTTAAATTAGAAATTGCTGAAAAATTTGGTGTGTATAATGTAATACCATTTTCAGCTTATTCAATTATACGTGAAGAAGGAACTGATGTTAAAAATCCAACGTATGTTAGATTTAAATATGACCCAACAAGTGTATCTGGTATTACATCTCCACAAACACAATATGCTTTAGGCACATCTACATCAGATATTTACTTTGAAAACTACGAAATGGCTCACTTTAGATTAATAAGTGACGTTAACTATTTACCTTATGGTAGAAGTTACCTAGAACCAGGTCGTAAGATATTTAAACAAATGATATTAATGGAAGATGCGATGTTAATACATCGTATTGTTCGTGCTCCTGAAAAGAGAATATTTTATATGAACGTAGGTGCTATTCCTCCAAACGAGGTAGAAGCATTTATGCAAAAAACAGTACAAAAACTTAAGAAAGTACCTTATGTCGACCCAACAACTGGTCAATATAACCTTAAGTACAATATGATGAACATGATGGAAGACTTTTACATACCTGTAAGAGGAAATGACCAATCAACTCGTATTGATACAGCAAAAGGATTAGAATATAACGGTATTGAAGACGTTGCTTATTTAAGAGACAAATTATTTGCTGCTCTTAAGATACCTAAAGCATTTATGGGATATGAAAAAGATTTAACTGGTAAAGCTACATTAGCAGCCGAAGATATCAGATTCGCTCGTACAGTTGAACGTATCCAAAGAATATTATTATCAGAATTAACCAAAATTGCCTTAGTACATTTATATAGTCAGGGATATGATGGTGAGTCTTTAACAAATTTTGATTTATCATTAACTACACCTTCTATCATTTATGATCAAGAACGTATAGCGTTAATGAAAGAAAAAGTTGATTTAGCTTCACAAATAATGGAAAATAATTTGTTACCAACAGATTGGATTTACGATAGTATATTCCACTTTAGTGAAGATCAATTTGATGAATATCGTGATTTAATAGCTGAAGATAAAAAACGTAAATTTAGACTAACTCAAATTGAAGAAGAAGGAAATGATCCATCAGAAACAGGTCAAGTATATGGTACACCACACCAACTAGCAACAGCATATGGTAAAGGTAGAAATGATGGTGAAGTACCAACAGGATATAATGAGAAAAATCCAAATGAACCAGTACACTTAGTTGGTCGTCCTGAAAAATCTGTATCAAATATTAATAGACAAGATAACGCTTTTGGTAAAGATCGTCTTGGAACTAAAACATATCGCGCTGCAGGAGCAGACCAAGAAGATGTTTTAGCTAAAACCCAATGGAAGGGTGGTTCACCTTTAGCATTAGAAACGTATCTAAAAAATAAAGCAATGTTTGAAAAACTACCAGTGAGTCGTAAAACAACATTATTTGAAAATGATATGTTAAATGAAGATAATATTCGCGATGAAATTAAATAAACTACATATTTATAGGTAGTATCATTATACTAAATTATGCGTATTAAACATAACAAATTTCGTAACACAGGTGTATTATTTGAGCTATTAGTGCGTCAAATTGCATCTGATACGTTAGCAAATACCGACTCTAAAGCGGTAAAAATTGTAAAAAAATTTTTTACTAACAGTGAATTAGCAAAAGAACATAAACTTTACCACACTATCTTAACCGCACCTCGTTTAAGTGAAGGTAAAGCTGAATCTTTAATTAATACCGCTGTTGATCTAGCTAAAAAATTAAAAAAAGAAGAATTACTTAAGGAAAAATACAACTTAATTAAAGAAATTAAGAAACATTATAACTTAGAAAGCTTCTTTAAGTCAAAAGTAAACAACTATAAAACATTAGCCGCCGCTTATACATTATTTGAAGCAGCAATGGAAAATAAGTTTGTTGAACCGAAACAAATCGTGATCAATAAACTTACTATTATGGAACATATCACGAAAAAACAGTTAATTGAGAATACTGATTCGGATGAACTTAAAAGTTTCAATAAAGAAGATAAAAATATACGCATATTAGCATACAGAATGTTAATTGAAAAATTCAATTCTAAATATTCTGACTTAAGTGACAGACAGAAAAATGTACTTAAAGAATTTATTAATAATATATCTAATCCTGAACATCTTAAAACTTACATTAACGAAAACCTAAATAAAGTTAAACAAGAACTAACTGATTTAGCTAAACAAGTTAATGATAAGACAACTGAAATTAAGTTAAACGAAGTTATAACGTTAATTAAACCGATATCTACTAAATCATCTGTAAAAGATGACCATTTAGTAACCTTACTTCAATATCAGCAGTTAGCTGAAGAAATCAAAAAAGTAAATGGATAAAAAGAAATTAAAACAGGAATTAGCCACCGCTCTTAGAAAAGAAATGTCTGGTACTGGTACTGGAGCTTCTGTTACTGCTGGCGCTGGTGAAGGTGTAGCTACAAAATACGCTTTTGGTAAAAGTAATAACAAAGGTACTCCTAAAGATTGGAAAGCAGCTCCATCAATTCCAAATCGTCCATCTAAAGCTATGGATTATAAAGAATTATGGGAAGATTTTAAAGTAGGAGACAAAATAACTTACTTAGGACACCCAGGTGAAATTACAGCTGTTAATAAAGAAATGAGTGGTGATATTACTTATAATGTTCTTTATGATAAAGGAACAGGTAAAACCAAAGTAACAAATGTATGGAATAAAGGTGGTGAAATTAAACCATTAAAAGAAATAGATAGAAATGATCGTGTTTTAATGGCCATGAGAGCTAAAAAAGATGCCCAAAAACCAGTAGCTTCAATACCATCAAAACCAACAATATCACCAGCTATTAAAAATGCAGATAAAATTAAAGTGCTTATGAATCATAGAGCGCAAATAATGCGTGATATGGAACAAGAAGCAGAACCAGAAGGTGGACCAATCGCTGATAGATACGGTGAGGAATTGAATAAAATTGATAAAGTACTTGCTGCATTAAAAGGACAAAGCGAAACTAATCCATATATGGATAAAGGAGAAATTGAAAGAAGAGCAGCTATGATTGAATTAAATACTAAAATGAATAATACATCAGATAAAATTCATATTGGTACAGATACTAAAACTGATTCTGATATTTATTTTGAACCAGCAACAGGTACTTTTTCTATTAATGTAATTGATGCTGCGGGAAACAGAACCAATAAATTACAAGTTAATACTATCGATGATGTATTAGCTAAATTTCCAAACTGGAAATGGACAAGAGAAGGTGAAATTGAATTTCAACCTGAAGAACAAGATGATGATGAAGGTACTTATGATTGGTTTACTAATAAAAATATAAAAGAAGACGATAGTACTGATAAAATATTAGCTTATCTACAAGCAGCAAAACAACAAGGTAAACTATCTCCAGATGCTCAAAAGGTTTTAATACAATGGATGAACAGTCCAGGTGCTTCAAGAGAAGAAATTATTAAAGTATTAAGACAATTAACTGGTGTGTATTTAAATGAAGAATATAAAGTAGATGATATAATTCATTTTAAAGATGGTGAAGATTGGAAAGTAATGAAAGTAAAAGATAAGGTTAATAAACTTGTTATTAAACCTTATAACGAAAAAGCCAAAGAAAATAACACTAGTTTAGAAATTGATGTTGACCTAGATTATGTTAAGAAAAATCTAAATAAAGATGATAATACTAATATAACAATACTAGATATAAAACCAGGAAGAGATTCAGGATATTCTAGAGGAGCTATAGGTAGTTATTATGATATAAAATTGTCTAATGGAAAAACCATCGAAGCAAGTGATGAAGATTTTTTAGAAAGATTTAAAGAATTAAGAACAGATGATAAATTACCATTCAAACAACTTAAACAAGTATTGGTAGGAAAAAAATGGAATGAACTTGATGAATCTTTAAATGAAGGATATGCTCGTTTTAGAAACGAAACCAAAACACGTACTAAACCAGAACAATTCCATAGTGCAGTTAAACAAGTAAAACAAAAAGTAAACGAAATTAATCGTTTATTTGAATATATGAATCGCTTACAAAGTGAATTAAGCGAAAGTGAAGGTGGATTGAAATATAAAAAATATACTGAAAAATCAATCCAACAAATTAAAGAATCAACAAAATCCTTATTTTTTAAATCAACAAAACTAAAATAAAAATGGCAGACAATTTTGATATGAAAAAATTCCTAACAGAAAATAAGTTAGGACCTTACGCTAAAGCTAAAGCAAATGAAGACATGGGTCATGATATTGAAGATGCTGAAGCTGAAAAACAAATGGATTTCTTAGCTGAATTTGAAAATGAAGCTAAAGAAGAAGAACAATTTGGTGGTGTTAACGAAGCAGTTGACCAAGCTAAAGTACAGGAAATGTATGATAAAATTACCGCTGTAATTTCTAAAGTAGCTAAAAAATTATCTGACGATGACGCTTCTGCTCTACATGATAAATTAAAATCATTTTTCAATAAATTATTTGAAACTAAAAAACCAGTTGAAGAATCAATGGATCTTAATAAAATAGCAAGTGCTGATGATAAACTTCGTAGATTAATTAGTAATATATCTACTAACTCTAATATTCCAACTGCTGATAAAGAAGGTTTATTAGATGCTTTAAGTGAATTACAAGATTTTGTTGATGAAGTAGGATTTGATGCTGAAGTAGGACAAGACGAAGAACCAGTTAGTGATTATTCAAGACGTAGACAAAATGAATTAAGTGAAGCATCAGATAATCCTGAAGGTGATAAATTAGTATTAGGTTTTCTTAAAAGAATAGCTAAAGACTTTGATTATCCAGTAGCCCAAGCAGCTATGTTTGTTAAAGAAAGAATTAAAAAATTAGGATATTAAAATTAAGACAATGAAAAAACCAATAAACGAAATAGCAAAATTAAAACGCTTAGCTGGCTTAATCACTGAAAGTGAATACCAAGAAGAAGTAGCAAACGTAGAAGAAGCTAAAACTCCAGTTTCTAAAGATAAAAAAATTCAAGTAATTAAAGAATGGATTTGGTACACATGCGATGAAGGGCAAATGAAAGATGATATCAACAAATATAATAAAATGGTTGATATGTATTTTGCTGATAAAGATGATGTAACTAAAGAAGATTTTAAAAAGATTTGGGCTAAAGTGACTGAAGAATATGGTGTTGGTGATGTAGGTGCAGATTGGGACGCATTTCCTGAAACATGGAATGATGTACAAAAAGGTAATTTAGTTGATCCTACACAACAATATGAAGGTAAAGAAAAAGTAGAAGAAGTAGAAAAAGTAGAAGAAGTAAGTGGTGAAGCATTTAAAAGAATGAATAGTTTAGTTAATAGAAATCATATTTTAAGTTTATTAGCTGCCGCTGAAGGTATAATGGGAGATTTATCTGCTGATGGATTTGAAGTTGAAGATATTCGTGATTATATTAATCAAATTATAGTAAACGATATTTAATATGGCAAAGGCAACACGCGGTGGTGATTCTAAAAAATTATCATTTGGTAAACGTAAAACAGGTAAAGCAAAAAAATCATATAACAAACACGATCGTTCTGAAAAGAATTACCGTGGTCAAGGACACTAATATTTATACATATGACAACATTAGAATTATATAGAAAACATAAGTCTGGCGGCATTAGTCGTGAGAAATTCTTATATGAAGTAAGACGCGATAACAATTTACCGTTTATCACTAATTTAACCTCATACACTGATGCGGTTCAAATCCTTAAAAACAAAGGTATTGTAACTGAAGAAACTAAAGAATCTAAAGCAGATGAAGCGGTTAAAGCTGAAGTTAAGCCTAAAAAAGCTACAGAACCTAAGTTAAAAGAACTTCATATTGATTATGCTAACCCATACGAATATCGTCATGGTTTAGCTCATGAATTAGACGCTATAGGTGAATACACAGACGAAGCTTTAGAAAAAGCTAAAACAACTGTATTAAAAAATCTAGCTAAAGATGCTAATTTTTATTCTAGTTTATTAAATCAAGAAAAATCACCATATGCTTTCAAAGCACCTGAAACAGACGCTCCAGGAATGCAAGCTAAAGCTGATGGTTACTTGAAAAAAGAATTAAAGAAAGACGAAAAAGCCAATGTTAAAGATAACTTAGGTAAGAAAGAAGAAGGTTCAGCTAAACCTAAAGGTGTTAAAGTAATGCCTGATAAAGGTGTAACTGGCTCTCAAAAAACTATTAAAGAAGGATTTGATGGTAAAAAAGTAGATGACATGATTAAATCAGGTAAAATAAAACCTGAAGAAGTAAAAGCAGCTGCTGAAAAAGCTATGAAAGGTGATTCAACATCTTTGATAGCTTTAATGGCTGGTCTTCCTGGTATTAGTTTATCTGAAGACACAGTTGAAGAAGGTAAAGCAAATAAATATATTAGTGTTGAAATTGAAGGTAACGAACAATTTCCTACATTAAATAAAGTATTAATTTCTGATTATCTTAAATCAGTAATTGATCCTGAAGAAATTGAATCTGTAGACACATTTATGAATGATGAAGAAGGATTTGAAGAATCATCAATGTATTTCTTTGATGCTGATGGAGATCCAACTGAAAAAGATGTTGAAGATTGGGCTAAAATGGAAATGAGTTATTATTTATTTTCTCAACCAGATGAATTTCCAGGCAAAGATGATATGATGGAAGCTAAAATAGAAGAAAATAAAATTGGTGGTTTATTAAACGCTGTAGCAGATGATTGGGGAGAGGATAGTGATTTATATAGTGAATTAGAAGATTCTCTTTCAGGATGGGCAGATAGAAATGGTCAATTATCACCAAAAGGTAAAATTGCTGTTAAAGCGCTTTTATCTAACTGGGATGTATTAGATGATTATGGTCATTTTTTAGACGATACATCAGATGATGATTTAGCTCCTATAGACAGAATGTATAATTCAGATGCTTGGGTACAAGCTCAAAAAGATATGAATGAAGTAGATGCTCCTGACGCTCCAAATACAAATGAGTTATCTGATGAGAATACTTTTGAAGATCTAATGAAAAAATATGATTGGTATTATGAGATGAGTGATGATCCAAGAGAATATAACGCTGGAACTGCTCTAGATAAACAATTAAAATCATTAGCAAAATCAATTGGTATTGATAGAGCTGTTGAATTATTTAATCAATACGCTCCTGCTGATAGAAAAGTTGCAACTTCATTTTTTCAAATGAATGAAGATAAACATGCTAAACTTAAAGAATTATTAAAAAAAGGATTAAAAGAATTAATAGATCCTAAAGCTATTCAAGCTGCTAAAACAACAGGTGTTGTAGTTAATATACCTGCTCAAGATACAACAGCTCAAACAGCAGCTAGAAATGCTAAAATTAATTTTAGTACATACAAATAATAATATGTCCAAACAAATATTAATAGAATATTTTTCATTCTCACCTTCGCCTCGTTCTTTGAATGAGGCAAAGTTGTCTCCATCAAAAAACTTAGTTGTTTCTGGTGTTGTACAACGTGCTGAAGCTAAGAATCAAAACGGTAGAGTATACCCTAAAGAAACATTAGAACGTGAAGTAGAAAAATATGTAGCTGGACCAATTGCCGAAAACAGAGCATTAGGTGAATTAGACCATCCAGATTCTTCTATTATTAATCTTAAAAACGTAAGCCATAATATTATAAAATTATGGTGGGATGGAGATGATTTGATGGGTGATATTGAAGTATTACCAACACCAAGTGGTAATATATTAAAAGAATTATTTTTAAATAATATAACGGTAGGTATTTCTTCACGTGGTATGGGCTCAGTAAAACCATTAGGTGAAAATACAGTCGAAGTACAAGATGACTTTGAATTATTATGTTGGGATTTCGTAAGTACACCTTCAACACAAGGTGCTTATATGAGACCAGTTGGATTAAATGAAAATTTTAATTCATCATTGTTCAAAGGAAACAAATATAATAAAATAAACAATTTAATATCAGAAATTATCTGTTCTCAAACAGGTATTTGCTGTATAAAATAATTTTAGTATGCGTATTAGGATTAAAGAAGATGAGAATCAAGATTTAAAGGATCTCCTTAAAATGGATTATCCTTTATTTGTTAAAGAATTAGGTGATAACGTTAAAGATCCTAAATTTATTAACGCTATTAAATCTTTATCTGATAAACACCCACTTAATTTTAGAACAGTAGATCCTGTAGTTGGTAAATTAAAACCAACTCAAAATGAAATTGATGTTGATAAATCATTAAAATTCCCTTTAACTAATCCTACTTCAGCTAAAGTATGTTTAGACGGAGGCGTAATAGCAGTTGCTGGTAAACGTATTATTACTGGTGGTGGTGGTAAATTCATTATTGATGGTCATCATAGATGGTCTCAAGTATGCGCTTTAAATCCAGAAGCAAAAATTGCCGCTATTGATTTATCTGATATTAAAGACCCAATGAAAGCTCTTAAAGCAACTCAATTAGGTATTGCAGCTGATTTAGGTAAAATAGATACTCAAAAAGTTGAAGGACAAAATTTACTTAAAATGAGTAAAGATGCTTTAATAGCGTATGTTATTAAAACAATTACTCCTGAAGTATTAGAAGTATTTAAAAAAGCAGGTAAAGGTGATAGTGCAGAAGCAGTAGCCCAATTTATTTGGTCTAATATTGAAAAAATGCAACAAAATAATCAACCAGTATCTGGAGCTCCTGAACGTGGACTTATGCCACAAACAGATGATGCTAAAAATTGGCAAGACTTAGCACCAAATGTAGATGCTATAAAAGAAATTAATCGCTTGCAAAAATTAGCAGGCTTAAAATAATTCCCCTCCATCGATAGTATCGTTGGATTGACCCAGCCCTGTAAGGCTGGGTCTCGTTTTTTCGCTTTTCCTATACTTGCATATATTTATGAATATCCCCATATGAGATCTCCAATATCTCATTAATTAAACATTTATAATCTTATATTGCTTCCCCAAATTTAATAAGCAATCACAGGAGAATTTCAAGATGACAAATCAAGAATTATTCAAGCAAGCAATTGCTGACGCTAAATCTGTACGTGATGCAGCAGTAGCGAATGCCAAAGCCGCTCTTGAAGAAACTTTCACTCCAAGAATCATGAACATGCTTTCTGCTAAACTCAATGAGTTAGAAGAAGATATGGAAGAAGAAGGTAAGAAAGTTGAAGAAGAAGGCTTAGAAAACAATTATGGTTATGAAGGTGGAAAACAAAAACCTGAAATCGAAGAAGAAAACTACGAAGAAGGTAAAATGGAAGAAGCCGACCTTGAAGAAATTTTAGCTGAACTCGAAGCCGAGGAAGAAGGTAAAATGGAAGAAGGTAAAAAAGAAAAAGAAGAGGAAAGTAAAAAAGTTGAAGAATCTGCTGACGCTGACGCTGACGACAAAATGGAAGAAGCTAAAGACGACGAAGCTAAAGAAGACGACGAAATTACCGAACTCACTGTTGACGAACTTAAAGACATTATTCGTGACGTATTAAAAGACGTTTTGGATAGTGAAGACGGAGAAGACCACGCTGAACCAGATGCTGATAACGCAGGTGGTGAAAGTGATCATGATGCCGATAATGCTGATGAAGATTCAATTAGCTTAGATGAACTTTTAGCCGAACTTGATAAAGAAGAAGAAGGCAAGAAAGTAGAAGAAGCTAAAAAAGAAGAAGAAGAAGGTAAAATGGAAGAAGGTAAGAAGAAAGACATGAAAGACATGGAAGAAGGTAAGAAAAAAGACATGGAAGAAGCTAAAAAAGATAAAAAAGATCTTGAAGAAGCTATCAAAACCATTAAATTCTTACAATCTGAACTTAATGAAGTTAATCTTTTAAATGCTAAACTTCTCTACACAAACAAAATCTTCAAAGCTAAAACTTTAAGTGAAGTTCAAAAAGTAAAAGTGGTTAAATCACTTGACAAAGCTACAAATGTTAAAGAAGCTAAAACTATTTATGATACTTTAGTTGAATCTTTAACAACCAAAGCTAAGTCTAACATTAGAGAATCAGTTGGATTTGCTTCTAAAGCAGTAGGTGTTGCACCTAAACAACCAATTGTAGAAAGCGACGCCGCTATTCGTCGTATGCAACAATTAGCAGGTATTATTAAATAAACAAAAAACAATTTTAAATTCATTCAAAAATGAGTACAGTTCAATCTTTAATCGAATCTGCTAACCCATGGCAGTCACAGCAAGGCGATGCTAATCGCTTAGCTAAAAAATGGGATAAATCAGGTTTGTTGGAAGGTCTTAAAGATCACGACAAATCTAACATGGCAATGATGCTTGAAAGTCAAGCAAAACAATTAGTAGTAGAATCTTCTCAAACTGGTACTGGTGGTACATTTGCTCCAGGTACAGGTGAACAATGGGCTGGCGTTGCTCTTCCATTGGTTCGTAAAGTGTTTGGTCAGATTGCTTCTAAAGAGTTCGTTTCAGTTCAACCAATGTCTCTACCAGCTGGTTTAGTATTCTATCTTGATTTCCAATACGGAACAACTAAGAATCCTTTCTCTTCTGGTGATTCTATGTATGGTACTGCTGATGCAACTGAAGGATTTGGTAACTTAGCTTCTGGTGGTCTTTATGGCTCTGGTCGTTTTGGTTATTCAATCAACCAATTCTCTGCTTCTGTAACTGTAACTACAGCTTCTGATGTAGCTTCAGCTTCTTTTGCTCAGATTGGATTTGATTCTAACTATTCTTCTTCTATCGTTGGTGGTTCTGATACTGCTTTATCAACTGTTAAAGCTATCACAATCGCAACTTCATCTATCAGTGTTAATTTAGATTACAATGCTGTTAAAGCTATCTCTATTATCTCTGGTTCTATTGTTGAAGCTGATAACTTACATCAATTTGCTTATTTAAGTGGTGGTAATGTAGTATTATTCGTTTCTGCTTCTTCAGCTGAAGTAGCTGGACCAACTTCTGTTACTACTGTTTATTACAATAAGAAAACTGCTGATAACGCACGTGGTGACTTCGAAGACGGAGCTGCTTATTCTAATACAGGTGGTGCTGCAGGTGTTGCTATTTCTATTCCAGAAATCAACGTTCAACTTCGTTCTGAAACTATTGCTGCTAAAACTCGTAAGTTAAAAGCACAATGGACTCCGGAATTTGCTCAAGACTTGAACGCTTACCAAAATCTTGATGCTGAAGCTGAATTGACTAGCATGTTAAGTGAGTACATCTCTCTTGAGATCGACCTTGAAATCTTAGACATGTTAATTGAGAATGCTCCAATTCAAGAATTCTGGTCTGCTAAAGTTGGTAACCAAATTAATGGTAACAACCAATCTTTTGTTTCAAATACATCTGGTGTTTATTACACTCAAATGACATGGTTCCAAACTTTAGGTATTAAATTACAAAAAGTTTCTAACCAAATCCACCAAAGAACTTTACGTGGTGGTGCTAACTTCATGGTTGTTTCTCCAAACGTAGCTACTATCCTTGAATCAATTCCTGGATTTGCAGCTGATACTGATGGCGCAGCAGATAACATGAAATATGCATTTGGTGTTCAGAAAATTGGTCAATTGAATAGTCGTTACAAAGTATATAAGAATCCTTATATGATCGAGAACGTTATTCTTATGGGCTTCCGTGGTAACCAATTCCTTGAGACTGGTGCCGTTTATGCTCCATATATTCCATTGATTATGACTCCATTGGTATACGATCCAAATACCTTCACTCCACGTAAAGGTATCATGACTCGTTATGCTAAGAAAATGGTACGTCCTGAATTCTACGGTAAGGTATTAATAGCTGATTTAAACGCTATCTAAATATAACTGATCTAGAATCATAAAAAATAACCCGGCCTTTTGTTAGGTCGGGTTTTTTTTATATATTTATACTGGAATAAATTACATTTAGAAAAATATGCAAAATCAAATAGATATCGCTAAACATCCTTATGGATTAGGTGGTGGAACAATATTAACAGGATCAATGTCTACATCTGGAGATTATTTTTGGTTTTATCCAATATCTTCTTCAGTATCTACTCTTAAAATGGCTGACCCAGCAGGTACTATACCAAGCACAGCGTATCCAAATGGTGTAGGAGTATATGGGTATATTACAGAAATAACTCAATCATCAGGAGCTTCTATAGTTTATTTAGGGGCGCCAAGTGAGCCAAGATATAATACTTTTGTACCTTATCCTAGTTTAACACCTAGTATAACTAAAACAATTAGTGTAACACCTAGTGCGACTTTACCAATTAGTGTTTCAGTAACACCTAGCATAAGTTTAACACCTAGTATAACACCTAGTATAACCGCAACACCTAGTATAACACTTACTCCAAGTATTTCAAGAACACCTAGTATAAGTTTAACACCTAGTGTAACACCAAGTATTTCAAAAACACCTAGCATAACACCTAGTATAACACCAAGTCGTATACCATAATTAATTTTTTATTATAAAATAAAGACCCGAGCATACGCTCGGGTTTTTTATTCATATTTATATTAAACATATTGTTTATGAAGGAACCAAATCGTGAGCGTAAAAATGATATTAAACTAATTAATGCATTACAATTAAATGAAGAACAAAAAGAAGCAAAACGATTAATAGTAGAAAACCAAATAGTAATAGTCACAGGTAGAGCAGGCAGCGGTAAATCATTAGTATGCGCTCAATCAGCATTAGATTTCCTTAAGAAAAAACAAATTAGTTGTATTTACAATACAAGAGCAGCAATTGAAGTAGGCAAATCATTAGGATATTTACCAGGCGCATTAAGTGAAAAATTTGATCCATACATGGAAGCACTTATTGAAAATCTTAACAAATGTTGCTCTAATAAAACTGAAGTACCTAACCTTATAGAAGAAGGTAAAATTAAAGCATTACCAGTACAATTTATACGTGGTAAAACAATTGACGATATATTAATTGTTGAAGAGGCCCAAAATTTAACTAAAGGTGAAATGTTAGCTATATTAACACGTTTAGGTAAAACCGGTAAAATCGTTATTAATGGCGACAATGAACAAACTGATATCAAATCATCAACTGGAGAAATGAATGGTTTATCTTATGCTATTGAACTATCTAAAAAAATTGAAGAAATTAAATGGATCAAATTAAAAGAAAATCATAGATCCGATTTAGTGGGTAAAATATTAGAATACGAGTACGGAAAATAAAATTGTTTAATATTTAGCAATATTTATATTGGAATAATACTAATATAAATGGCCAATCAATTATCATCAAATACATTATTCGGATCAGGATACGGAAACCGAATAAATTTAGAACGTGTTAAAAATAATACTCCATTTGGATATTATGATAATGATTCTGAATTTATTAAAGACGCAATGAAAGCAGCTGCTTTTGTCGCCCAAAGATTAGGTGTAGGTGGTACAAGTAATGCTACAACTTATATAACTGAATTAACAGTTTATGCTGCTATGGAAGAAGCTATTACCACTTATGGTAATATGGTTTATCAATATAAAATTCGAGATAATTATATTAACTTAGAAGGTTCTGAAACACTTCCTTTTAATCAAACTGAAACAGCTGATAAAATAGTATTAAGTGAAGACCCAAATATTGGATCACCTATATATTGGTCTGATTCTAGATATGCTACATGGGGAGAAATAGGGAATGATGGACCAAATTCATCATCAATAGCAGGCAATGAAATATATGTCGCTTCTTCATCATTAAATGATTATCTATCACCAGATGTTACCAAAGTAAAAAACTGGAATTTTTATTACTATCAAAACCCATCAGCTCCAAATGCTCCTGAATCAGATTGGAGTCAAGCAACATATCCTCAATTTAGTAAAATAGCAGGACCTACAGTTTCAACTACCCATTATTCAGAATCATATGCTAATTTTGATGTATATAATATAGCTAGTAATGCTATTTTAATAGGAAATAGTTCATTTTCTATAACAGGAAGTAATGGTTATAACTTTTTATTTGTTGTAACAGCTTCTGATTTACCTAATGATAGTGTAACAACATTCTATATACCAACTGGCAGCAATATTGATAAAACTGCTTTTAATATAGCTAATAAAATTAATTATGTTTCTCCATTATTTGGATTAACAGTTAATTCTATAACTGGTTCAACACCAACTTTATTAGAATTAACTTCATCATTTGGTTCTACTGTAAATCCATCTATTGATTTTCAAATAAATGATGGGGTAAATACAGCACAATTTGGTCAACCTGATACTTGGTTAACATACCAAATAACTTCTGGTGAATCTTGGGTTTACTTTTTTACATCATTTCCTATTCAAAATTTTTTCTATGATGGGACTACTATTAATACAGCTTATTATCAAGATATATTACTAGGAAGAGGATTAAATGGTAAAGTAATAAATAATATTTTACAAACTCAAATTAGAATAGCTGAGGGGTATGCCCAAGAAGCTAGTGTAGGAGGATATGTAACAGAATATACAGGATCACTTCATTTAATTCCTGGCCAACAAGTATATGATTTAAATGCATGGGCAGCTGATTCAGCTTCATTAGATGAGGGAGATAGAATAGAAATTAGACAAATTTTTTATCAAGAACCTCCTGCTATTGTAAGATACTTTGATCCATATGCTGGTACAGGTACTGGTGTTCAAGGTTTACTTGAAACATTTGGATTTGGATCTTATTCACCTGGTATTAACTTTATGTTAATGCCTGTATATTGGGATATTCAAAAAATACAAGCCATTGAATTCAATGACCAAGTAAGAAAATCAGCATATTCATTTGATTTAGTAAATAATCAATTAAGATTATTTCCTGTACCAGGATCAGATCATGAACGTATGTTGCTTTTTAAATATATGAAAATAAGTGATAAATATAAAGCTGTAACTGATCTTAGACCTAATTTAGTATCTGATGTAATGAATGTTCCTTATAGAAATCCTATCTACACTGATATAAATCAGGTTGGTAGATCTTGGATATTTAGATATGCTTTAGCTATATGTAAAGAAATTGAAGGACAAATTAGAGCTACATTCCAAGGTTCAAATTTTGGAGGTCTAATTGTTAATGGATCTGAGCTATTAACAGATGCTAGAACTGAAAAATCAGAATTAATGACTGAATTAAAAGAATATTTAGATCAAACAACTCGTAGATCTCAATTGGAAAGAAAACAACAAGAATCTGATTTTACTCGCCAATCAATGAACCAGATACCTTTATTAATATATGCTCTTTAATAAAAATAATTCATGTCATTTAATAACCCAGTAAGAAAATTCTATGTAGGAATACCAGCAGGAGGAAGTCCACAATCTCCTTCTCCTTCAAAGTCAGTTAGTCTAACACCTAGTAAGTCAAAAACACCTAGTGCTACTATTTCAGTTAGTATGTCTCCTTCATTTAATGCTTCTAACTCTGCTACACCAAGTGTAACACCAAGTGTAACAACTACACCTAGTATTTCTAAAACACCTAGTATAACTCTTAGTGTAACACCTAGTAATACTTTATCACCATCTATATCAAGGACACCTTCTCCTACAACAACACCTACTCCTTCATTAGATTGCACTGATTTAAATGTGTTTTCTCAAATGCAAGCAGCTGCTTTACAATTTATGCAAACTGCTATTGCTTACTATAAAATAAATTTACATGAAACTAAGAAAAATATATATGGTGAATCATTAGAAAAATGGTTTTATCAACCCTTCTTAATTAAATGTACTATTGAAAGAGATCCAGATACTTTAAATAGTGAAATGTTTGGACCTGATATTTCTAGAAATATAAAATTAACAATACCTAGAATAGCTTGGGATAATGAATTTTCAGGACAAATCCAAGGTGTTAATGTATTACCAGAAATTGGAGATATAATATTTGATAGATCAACAGAAAGATATTATGAAATACATAATATTATATCTAATTATATTCCTATTAATGCTAATATTAATCCTGGATCATCTCTATGTCCTCAAGCTGAATTAATAACTTATAATATAGAATGTGTACAAACAAGAGCAACAAGATTAAATTTATTACCTTATAAATTAATATAATGGCCAAAACAAAAAAACCAAGACCTAAAAATATAAATGAGGTATTAGATGAACAACTAGGACATGAAGCTGCTGATCCAATATCTGGTCGTCCTGTAGTTTTACCTCATAATAGAGGTAATGATGTCTCTACTAAAGGTGATAGAGTAAAAGATGTATCCATTAGTATAATGGATATAGACTCTGCTATTATAAAATATATTGAAGAAAAAATTCAACCTTCAGTTATACAGGATAGTAATAGAATACAAGTACCTGTGATGTATGGTTTTCCTGAAAGGTGGCAAACAATACAAGAAAAAGGATACTTAAGAGAATACTCAGGTAGATTTGTAGCTCCTGTCATTGTTATAAAACGTGACAACATGGAAGCAAATAGGAATTTAGGTACTAAAATTGATGCTAATAATCCAAAAAATCTTCATGTATTTGGAACAGGATATACAAAGAAAAATCAATATGATAATTTTACAGCATTAACAAATAGAGATCCTATCAAAGAATTTAGATTAGTAGTAATGCCTGAATATGTAACTATGACTTATAGTGCTGTTATATTCACTAATCATTTAGAACAAAATAATAAAATAATAGAAGCATTTCAATATGCTTCTAACACATATTGGGGAGAATCAGGAAGATTTTTATTTAGATCTAGAATTGATAGCTTTGCTACATCAACTGAATACGCTGTTGGTGAAGATAGAACTACAAGAACTAATTTTACTATTACTTTAAATGGATATATAATCCCAGATACAGTAAATAGAGATATTTCTTACCCTAAAAAATACTTATCTAAAGCACAAGTAATATTTAATCTAGAAACAGACGATACAGAAATATTTATAGCGGGTATAAAAGGTAAAAATAAAGTTAAGTCTAAAGGAGTTAACTTCCCTAACCAAGCTCAAACTATTAATATTGTATCTACACCAAATGAAGCTTTAGCTTATTTAGGAACAATTGTAACTAAAACAGATGGTGATTTATCATTAGTTAGTGGAAATACAGTACGTGTTTTAAATAGTACTATATATCCTGCTCCTGCTCCTTTACCACCAACTGATAAATCACAGTTTGAAATTATTATAAATACAACTTACGTACCTAATAATCTTATTTCATCAGTCACACAAAATGGAAGTAATGTCGACATAGTTATTGACACAACAAGTTTAGGATATAGTTTAACAACAACTGAAGGAATATCAGTATTTGGCAAATTTATTTAAAAGATATGAGTAATTTAATACAAGGATATCAAATAGCGTTACCTTTTGAATTAAGTGGAAGTGATGGCTCTCTTTTATATAGTGGAAGCCAATTAATCATATCTGGATCAGTTGAAGCTTCTCAAGGATTTACAGGTTCATTATATGGAACATCTAGTTGGGCTGAAAATGCTGTAACAGCATCTTACGCTTTAAATGGAGGTGGAAGTAATATAGATACAGGTTCATTTGCTACAACTAGCTCAAATACATTTACAGGAATTCAAATAATAACAGGAAGTAATGGTATATTAAAATATGGTGGAGATGCAAATTCAGTCAATCCAATATTTCCAACTCTAGTAGATATACATGCTAATAACTCATATCCATGGTTAGAAAGATTCTATAATGATTCATTTTCTCAACAAAATGCAGTAATGGCTTATTTTGCTTGGGATGATGGTAGATTCGTATTTCATAATGAAACAAATCAAAGTATCGGATTACAAGTAAATGGATATCAAGGTGAAAATGGATTATTAGTATATTCTGATAAAGTTGCTTTTGTTAATAATATAGAAGTAACAGGATCAATAAGTAATGGATTTGAAACTATAGCATCTGGTCCTTATTCACACGCAGCTGGAGATTTAACAGTAGCAAACGGATATGCGTCTCATGCTGAAGGATGGACTACATATGCTAATGGAGGATTTTCTCACGCTGAAGGAATATATACTTCAGCTTCTGGATATAGTTCTCATGCTGAAGGTGATGAAACAGAAGCTAAAGGATATTACTCCCACGCTGAAGGAAATCATACCTTAACATCAGGATCTTGGTCACACGCTGAAGGATTTTACACAATAGCAGAAGGAATATATTCACACGCTGAAGGAGAAGCTACAAAAGCAATAGGTGAAGGTTCACACGCTGAAGGACTTGGTACAATAGCGTTAGGACCTTACCAACATGCTCAAGGTAGATATAATATTAGTTCATCTGATTCATCTGCTTTTATTATAGGTAATGGAATTAATGATGCTAATAGAAGTAATTTAATTTTTGCTTCAGGATCTGAACTTCAAATGACAGGATCATTAAATGTAACAGGAAGTATAAATGTTGATGGTAACATAACAGGTTCTTTATATGGTACATCTAGTTGGGCAGAAAATACTATAACAGCTTCTTATTCTGACACTACAATAAGCGCGTCTTACTCAGACACTGCGGTAAGTGCTTCATACGCATTGACCGCTTCATACTCTTTAAACGTACCTACAGCCTCATTAACTGCGTCTTACGCTTTAACAGCTTCATATGTTAATCAACTTAATCAAGACGTTACAATAACAGGATCATTAACAGTATCAGGTAGCACTGGAACAACTATATTTTCATCTAATATTGATACTTTAATTTTAACTGGTTCTGCTATCATAACAGGATCATTAGATATAATTGGAAATGTAAATGTTGATGGTGGTATAACTAGTTCATTACAAGGAACATCTAGTTGGGCTGAAAATGCTACCTCTGCTTCTTACGCTAAAACATCTAGTTATTCTAACAATATAAAAGGATCAACAAACCATATTCCTGTATTTGACTCACCAAATAGTTTAGTAACAAGCTCAATATATCAATCAGGTTCTTACAGTATCATTATAAACCAAGATAATGCTACTTCAGCTAACCCAGAAGCATTATATGTTTGGCAGCCAAGTACATCATCATTTAATGTAATAAGTGGTAAAGGTAATTTAAATAACTACTTACAACTTAATATACAAAATACTAATAATGGAAATTCTGCCTCTTCAGATGTTGTAGCTACTGCTAATAACGGGGATGAAACTACCAACTATATTGATATGGGTATCAATAACCAAAATTTCAATGGTGGTATTGGAATAGGAAATGATGCTTATTTATATTCTACAGGTCGTCACCTTCATATAGGTAATGTTTCAAATTATCCAATTCAGTTTTTTGTTGGGGGTAATGATACAGATGCTAATAGAAAATTCTCATTAAGTCCTGATGATCAACATCAAATGACTGGTTCATTAAATATTAGTGGTAGTTTAATAACATCTAAAGATGTTTTAATTAATGGAATAACAGTTGGTCGTGGGTCTGGAAATGATAGTGATAGTGTTGTTATAGGGTTAACTGCGTTAGCAAATAATAATAGTGGGTATCAAAATGTAGCTATAGGAGCGTTTGCTTCTCAATATAATATTGAAGGATCTCAAAATGTAGCTATAGGATATGAATCTTTCGCTGCTAACCATAACGGTACTAGTAATGTTATTATAGGATATCAAACCTTTACTAACAATATAGATGGAAATGATAACACTGTTATAGGTAAAAGTTCAGGTGGAGGAATTGTAACAGGATCCTATAATACAATTGTAGGAGCCAATACTTTTATACCTGCCGTCACTAACAATAATATTATCCTATCAGATGGTCAAGGTAATATTAAATATCGTTGGGATGGAATTCAAAATACTATATCTGGTGATTTAATAGTAACAGGTTCATTAACTGTCACACAAGGATTTACAGGATCATTATTAGGTACATCATCATATGCTACAAGTGCTTCATATGCTGCTACAGCTTCCTCTGCAAATAATTTTACTGTTAGAGGTACTCTCACAGCTCAAACTATTATAGCTCAAACTATAACTTCATCAACTGAATATATTACAGGTTCTACTCGTTTTGGTAGTTTACAAACAAATACTCATCAATTTACTGGTTCAGTAAATATAACAGGAAGCATAACAGGAACAAATGGAGTAGTAAATAATTTAACAGCTTCAAATGCTGTGACAGCATCTTACGTTCTTAATTCTGTAAGTGCATCTTTTGCAACTAATGCTTCTACTGCTTCATATGTTTTAAACGCTATAAGTAGTTCATTTGCAACTAATGCTTCAACTGCATCTTATATTTTAAACGCTGTATCTGCATCGTATGCAACTAACGCCGCGACATCTTCTTATATATTAAATGCTATTTCAGCTTCATTTGCTTCAACAGCATCTTATGTTTTACAAGCAGTAAGTGCTTCATTCGCTACAAACTCATTAACTGCTTCTTATATACTAAATGCTATTAGCTCATCATACGCTGCCACTGCTTCTTTAGCTCCATTATATGTACTCACTAGCGTAACATCTTCAATGTCTGTAGCTACAGCTTCTTTTGTAACAACTGCTCAAACAGCATCTTATGTTCTTCAAGCTGTATCTGCTTCATTTGCAACTAATGCAAATACAGCTTCATTTGTAGCAACAGCTCAAACAGCCTCATATGTTTTAAATGCTATTTCTTCATCTTTTGCTTCAACCGCATCTTTTGTTAATACAGCGCGAACAGCATCATATGTCTTAAACGCTATAAGTAGTTCATTTGCTACTAACGCTTCAACAGCTTCATATGTTGTGACAGCCAATACAGCATCTTATGTTCTTAATGCTGTGAGTGCTTCATTCTCAACTAATGCTTCAACAGCTTCATATGTTTTACAAGCAGTGAGTAGTTCATATGCTTCAACTGCTTCATATGTTATAACAGCGAATACTGCTTCCTATGTTCTTAACGCGGTGAGTAGTTCATTTGCTACTAATGCTTCAACTGCATCATATGTTCTTCAAGCTGTATCTGCTTCATTTGCTACTAATGCTTCAACATCATCTTATGTTTTACAAGCTGTATCTTCCTCATTTACTTCAACAGCATCTTATGTTGTAACAGCTAATACAGCATCATATGTTCTTCAAGCTGTTAGCGCTTCATTCGCTACACAAGCAGCAAATGCTACAACAGCCTCTTTTGTTATAACGGCTCAAACAGCTAGTTATGTACTTAACGCAGTAAGTAGTTCATTTGCGACTAACGCCTCTACTGCCTCTTATGTTGTAACAGCTAACACAGCATCATATGTTTTACAAGCAGTAAGTGCTTCATTTGCTACTAATGCTAATACAGCTTCTTTTGTAACCACTGCTCAAACAGCTTCATATGTTCTAAACGCTGTAAGTAGCTCATTTTCATCAAATACAATTAGTGCTTCATACGCCGCGACAGCATCTTATGTTATAACAGCAAATACATCCTCATATGTTTTAAACGCTATAAGTAGTTCATTTGCTTCAATAGCATCATCAGCAGATAACTTTACTGTTAGAGGAACTCTTACAGCTCAAACTTTAGTAGTTCAAACTATAACCTCCAGTATTGATTATGTTACTGGTTCTACTAGGTTTGGTAGTTTACAATCTAACACACATATATTCACTGGTTCAATAAGTGTAAGTGGTAGTATAACAGGTACAAATGGAGTAATAAATAATTTAACAGCTTCAAACGCTGTGACATCATCTTATATATTACAAGCAGTAAGTGCTTCATTTGCAACAAACGCATCAACTGCTTCATATGTTTTACAAGCAGTAAGTGCTTCATTCGCTACACAAGCGGCAAATGCTTCAACTGCTTCATATGTTTTAAATGCTATAAGTTCTTCTTTCGCAACTAATGCTTCTACAGCTTCTTATATACTAAACGCTGTAAGCGCATCATTTGCTACAAATGCTTTAACAGCGTCTTATATTTTAAATGCTGTTAGTTCATCATTTGCTACTTCAGCATCATATGCTGTAAGTACTTCTTTAGCCGCTAACTCTATTTTATTAAATGGTACTGGTTCAACTGTATTTGCGACTACAGGTTCAAACATATTTAAAGGAAACCAAACTGTAACTGGTAGTTTATTCACTAGTGGATCAAATACTTTAATAGGTAATACTGTTTTAAGTGGTAGTATTAATATAAGTGGATCTACAATTGTAGACGGAACAAGTATTTTTAAGAACCACTCAATGACTGTTACAGGTTCAGTATTAATTAGTGGATCTACAACACAAATAGGGAATAACACTTTAACAGGAAATACTACACTATCAGGTAGTGTTATAATGTCAGGTTCTTTAGGTCAACCAAACCCAACACTTAGTATTTATGGAGACTTAAATCAAACAGGATATACTAGATATTTACCTGTAACTACAAATATAGATACTTCAATATCTGCTTCTTATATATTTGTAAGTGGATCTACAAATGACTTATATTTTTCTCAAAATGGGTATGGATATAATAACGTAACTCGTTTACGTTGGTTAGAAGGTAATCTATATACTGGTTTATTATCAGGAGGTGTTTTAAGCTCAACAATAGGATCAACAACATTCAATTTATCATCAGGTAGTGGTATTATAGTAACATTAAATGCATTTACTAGTAGCCAAGATCCATTCCCTACAATACAATATGTTAGTTGGCCAACATATACTAACCAACCAATTATAAATTCAGGTTCAGCTAAAATTACTTATGTTAGCATAACTTCAAATGGTTCTATTAATCAACAAACATTTCCAATTGGTAGTACAGACACTAACCAATGGGATACTCAAATTGAATTAGGAGTTGTATTACATTTGTCTGGTAGTGTGTCTACAGGTGTATATAATGCACCTCAATTAGCATATGGTTATGCTCAAAGAACAGATGACTTTTTAAGAGCTTTTGGACCATTAAAAATATCAGGCCATACATTACAAGCTAGTGGTAGTTCACCAACATTAAGTATTAAAAAATCAAGCGGTACTGCTTACAATAATGGATCTAACTATGTTAATAATCCAAATCATCCATCATTAACATCTGATCCTGATATTAATATATCTAAAATTTATCGTTATTATATTTCTGGATCTACTCCTATAATTGACACTGGTATTGCAAATGCTGGATATACAGCAATTGATAGTAAACAATATGTTGACACAACAACAGGAACTTTAACTGCAGTAGGTGCTGGTTTTTTTAGTATTCAAAGAGTTTTTTGGATTCCAAATTCACCAACAAATGCCTTTATTGTTTATTATGGTAATGCTAGATACGGTAATTTAGTAGATGCAAAAAATGGTATTGATACTGAAACTTTTTTAGAAGCTCCTAATACTGCTCAAAACGGAATATTATTAGGATATATTATTATTCAAGGTGGAGGAGCAGGAACCCCAGCGCGTGACTTATTAAACGCTAGTGAAGCCGCTATTATTCAAGCTGGATTATTTAGAAATGTAGGAGGAATAGGGTCATCAGGTACCGCTCCTATAGCCAGTACATTAGCTGGACTTGCAGATGTATCCATTGCTAGTAGAACATCTGGTGATTTATTAGTTTATAATGGAGCTCTATGGGTTAATAATAAAACATTAAATGGTAACTACACTGTTAGTGGATCATTTACTACAAATGATGGTATAACAGCAGTAAC